CGAGATCGACTACTGCCTCAAACTGGCAGACGCCGACGTACTCTTTTTCGGCCCGGAGTTTATCAGCCGGATGGAACCCATTGTCCCCAAAATATCCCGGCAGATGCTGCTGTTTTTTGTAGGGGAGGGCTGCCCTTCTTTCGCCGAAGACTATCTGCGGGCCACCGCCAACTGCTCCAGCCGCGCCCCCAAGGTGCTGGTGGACGACGAGGACGACGGGGCCATCTACTACTCCTCCGGCACCACTGGCTTCCCCAAGGCAATTTTGCTCAAGCACGCCGCCCTGATGCAGTCGGCCCGGATGGAGGCCATCCACCACGAGACCACTCACGAGGACGTATTTTTGTGTATCCCACCCCTGTACCACACCGGAGCCAAAATGCACTGGTTCGGCTCTTTGTTCACCGGAAGCAAAGCGGTGCTTCTCAAGGGCAATTCCCCCTCGGCCGTCTTCCAGGCTGCCAGCCAGGAGAAATGCACAATCGTCTGGTTGCTGGTGCCCTGGGCCCAGGATATCTTGGCGTCGCTTGACCGGGGCGAACTGAACCTTGCGGATTTTCATCTGTCCCAATGGCGGCTGATGCACATTGGCGCTCAGCCTGTCCCCCCCTCCCTCATCAAGCACTGGCTGAGTTACTTCCCCCACCACAAATATGAC